TTACTCGGCCGTCATTTGAACGTCGTTGCTTTCTGGTTCTGGCTCGCACTGAACCTCCTCAACCGGCGGCATTTCCAAACGCAGGTCGATCCAGCGCCCTTCCGGAATATCCATCGGCTCGCCAGCGACAATCGCTGCAGTATCAATATCAAAGCGACGTTTGCTGACCTTGACCGTGATCGTGCCGTCTTCGGCTGATTCGGTCGCGACAAAGCACAGGCGGTTGCCATTGACGTCCTGCGGGACTTCGATATTCCAGCCCTCCAGGGCGAAACCTAGCGAACCTGTCACTTGGTATACGCCGACAGAAACTCGCTCAGCGGTAACACCTGCGGCTTCGCCATTGACTGCTGCCAGCCCTGACAGGGTGAACCCTTCTAGGTATTCGTCTGTCATTTTTTCTGGGTTGCTGGTGAGGCGTGCTATTGGGGAGGCTTTTTTCAGGAAGCCGTTGGCGTCTATGGTAGTATTTCCGGTATGCCATATCGATTGCCAAGCTGAATGGCCACCGGTTGAAGAGCGAACCCTTGTTCGTAAATCTACAGCAGCTCCCCCCATTGCCCAAGCCATCTGAAAACGGGATGCTCCATCGTACCCACCCATAACTCCCGCCCATGGCCCCGCAGTTGGAGCATTAGCAGTATTTGTACCGAAGCGGAAGAACTGGTTTGCCCCCACACCATCTGGGGCAGCTACCGTAACAGGGGTATATGCACCGACTCCTGCATCACCAACTTGCATCGGATTTGAAAGGGTATTCCCATCCCACATTTTGACCCAACCTTGCCAGACACCATTCCTAAGTGTGTTGCGGTATACCTCATCATACGAGCTAGGCGCTGTAATGATCGCTGAAGCCAATAAAGTGCCATGTCCACCATTTGCATTAGACGTAAATGTCCAGTCAAGGCAGTAAGCAACTCCAGCACGAGGCATTCCTATACCGTTGGCGTTTACTCCATACTTTCCCGTAGGCTTGTTTTTAAGATCATCTAAAACTGTATCTAGCGGTAGTGACACAGCTACGCCACCAATACCATATTGTCCAGCAGTAATAACTGGTGAAGAACCAACATATAGCCCATTAAGCGCATAAGTAACCCCTGTACGAGCATTAACGTAAAATACAGGTTTTCCTTGTTCAACCCCAGTACCTAAACTGTTCCCAATTGTAGGTGCAACGGCAAATCCATACCAAGTCCCAACAGTGTAGTTATTGGGTTTATCAAAACCAGCATAGTCCGCACCACGGAATGTTATTGGTGCGCTATTAGAGGCAACTGTATCAATAACTTCTTGAGGTGATGACATTGCTGTTGTTATAACATGCCCTTTAGGTACTGAAACCATGCCATCTGTGCGGCAAGCCATAGTATATGCCGTACCATTCCAGCGGATATTCATGGATCCAGTATCTGTCTGAGCGTAAACGGCACTTTTCTCTACCCCCCCAGTATCTCTGAATCTAATTAACATATTCGAAGAGGATGAAGAAGCGTTCATGAGCATATCGCCCGTAGAACTTAGCTGACCTTTAGCTACAAAGTTTCCTGCTGGTGATAAATAAGCACATAGTGTCGTATCCGTACTATTAGAGTTCCACCAGTTAAAACCTCCAACACCACTCCCTTTATTGTTAATGAAGTCTGTCGCTGCCGCCAACCCTCCAGTTGCGGTTGTTGCACGGTTCCAAGCAATCCACGCCCCCTGAGTCGTAGGTGTAAACTCAGGTGTTGTGGTCGAGGTAAGCCGAAGCGGCTTAGTAAATAACACAGTGCTCGCAATACCCTGGTCAAGAGTCGATGATCTAGAAACATAATCAGTCTGGATCTTCGCCAACGTTGGCACAGTTAGTTTTGTACCGTCATCTTTAGTGAAGGTCATATCCCCGGAACCGGTAAACCAACTCACCGTATCATTGCGACTGCCCTGGAAGAAGGTCAGCATCGCAGCAAAACGAGCGGAGAACTGGCTGATATCACCCTCGTAGGTAGTAATAATCGCATAACTCTGCCCGTTGGCCGTTGAACCTGCATAGTTGCTGTTCAGAGTCAGAGAAGTATTGCTATTAACCTGTTTAACTTCATACAGCTTATTGTCCGGGGCCAGTAAAATCATGCCCGGCATCACGCCAAACTTGGCATCGGCCCATGCGGTGCCAGTACCAGTTACGGTGGCGTTATTAGCGGTTAAATTGATAGTGCCTGTTTTGTACCACATAGTTTTACTCCAAATAAAATAACCGCGCATAGCGGATCATGAATATAAATTAAGTTACCGTAGTAACACCTAAGATTTAATTACGACTTTACTGCAAATACAGCGATAGACTTTAAATAATTACCATTCTTAGCGGATGCTATATATTGAATCATTACACTATTATTTGCATAAAGAGGGAAAGAATAAGAATCGCTATCAGTCGCCACTTGCATACTGTAAGTGGATTTTACTGATACAGTTAATCTGCTAACACCATTGGCAAGTATGGATGCACTGGCCGAACCATAATCATAAATAGTTTGGTTATTATTGCTACCACCTGTTTCATATGATGTTGTATAGGCTGACACCGAGACAATTGGTATAAAAACCGTTCTATCAAATGGTTGAGGTGCGATCGTCACCGAGCTACCAACACTAACCGGAACTATTTTTGCTATATCTCCCTCAATCGAACTGGCAACAACACGTTCAATTGTTGCAGTTCCTTTAATGGTAACATTCTCAAGCGTCCCTGAAGTTGCTTCAATATGGCCTTTTGCAATAATATTATTAAATACAGCATTACCATTTTTCTCAATTGACCAGCCGGTTTTTTTATTCCAGTCATAGTTGTTTGACTGAATATAATCCCCGACTTTTGCGCTAGTAATCGTCCCATCAGCAATAAACGCAGATTTAATAAACGTCTGCCCATTATCTACAGCGAATGGAGAAGAGACATTACCCTCATCTTTAGTTACCAGAGCAAATCGGTCAGCACGCACCAGGAATTGTCGGTTCCCCGTGTCATCCACCCCCAATGCCAAGCCGGCAACACTGCTTTCCCCCTTCTTGCTGGTTTCAACCTTTAGCGACCAGGTTGCGGATACCTTACCGTCCAAAGTGGCTTGCGCCTGGCTCACCTGTTGGATCGCCGCCGTACTCTTATCCGCACTCGCCTTCACGTTATCGATACGAGAACTAAGCGCACCATTTGCATCCACCCGAGCCTGAGATTCCGCTATCAGCGCCGATTTGTTTTCACCAACCGCAGAACTTAGCGAGCCTAGTTGCATAGCCGTGGCCGACTGGTTGCTGGTTACCGTTTCCGACAGCGAAGTGATTGCCGAGGCATTAGCACCCACCGCAGAATTCAATGACCCAAGCTCTCTGGCCGTTGCCGATTGGTTATCGGTCACGGTTTTCGATAACGAGGTAATGGCCGAGGTATTGTCACCAGTAGCGGATTGCAAAGCGCCGATTTGCTGAGCCGTCGCGCTATTGCTATCGGCCAGCGTTTGATTCAGGGAGGTGAGCGAAGCCTCATTCACCCCGGTTCGGCTGGTCAGATCGCTAATCAACTTAGCCTGGGCGCTGTCCGTATTCACCAGCACCTGCAGTTGCTGATTGAGTTGGGCATTGTTGTCCCCAACGGTACCTGCAAGCGCGGTCACCTGCTGAGATAACGCCTTGTCGGCTTCCGCGCGCACCGTCAGTTCCGTCATCAAGCGTGCATCGACATCACCAAAGCTCGCCCGTAACTCGGTGATCTGCTGTGCCTGGGCACGCTGATCGTCCGCCATCACGTTCTGCTGGGTCTTGATCGATGCGGTGACGACATCATTGCTGATAACGTCTTCAGCCTGCTTTAACGACTGCTCAATATCCGCCTTGGCGATGGCCTCCAAAGAGCTGCTGAGCACGGCCTGCGAACCGGCCGAGTCGCTCTGCGCCTGCTTCAGTTCACCGATCGCCGCACTGTTATCACCGGAGGTCGCCGTTAATGAACCAATTTGCTCCGCCATAGCCGAGTCTTGATTGGCCAGCGTCTGTAACCGGTCATTGATGGCTGCCGTATTTTGCCCAACAGTGGAATCCAGCGAGTTCAATTGCCGGGAAAGCGCTTCATCCGCCGTAGTCCGTGCCTGCGATTCAGTGGCAATCGCGGCTTGATTCTCGCCACTGGCCGCTGCCAGACCCGTGATGAGTGAAGCTTGCGCACTACCGTTGTCCGCTAATGCCTGCAAACGCTGATTCACCTCGGCCTGATTGCTGCCAACATCTGCGCTGAGGTGGTCAAAGCGTTGCGATAACGCACTCGTCTCGCTGGCCCTGGTGGTGATCTCTTGTTGCAACTGCGCAGACACGTCACCAAAGTTCGCATCCAACTGCGTGATCTGCTGGGCCTGCGCCTGCTGTCGATCGGCGAAAACGGTTTGCGCCGTGGTCAACCGGGCACTGTTCTCGTCCAGACGCTGAACATCATTATCCTGCTTGAGCGCCTGTTCGATATTAGCCTTGGCCGTAGCCTCCAAAGCCTGTTGCAGGCTGGCCGTACTGCTTTCGGCATCGATTTGCGCCAGGCCGAGGCGGGTAATGGCAGCAGCGTTGTCCTGGCCGGTAGCCTGGATCACATCAACTCGCTGGCTTAACGCACCGTCGGCATCGGCTCGGGATTTTGCCTCCGCCTGAATAGCCGCAGTATTACTACCCGCGCTGGCTTGCAACCCGGAAATCTGCTGAGCCTGCGCCGAATCGGTCGCCGCCAGCGTTTTCAGCTGTTGGGTAACCTCTGCACGGTTCTCGCCAAATTCAGAAGTCAGTCCGCTGAGTTGTTGGCCCTGCGTTTTCTGCTGATCGGCCAGTGCCTCAGTTTTCTGCGTGACCTGCGAATTAACCTTATCCTGCTCAAGCTTGTTGGCACCGATCGTCTTGGCATTGGCGGATACATTGGACTCCACTTTAGCCAGTGCCGAATCAGCATCGGCCTGCGCCTGCTCCAGCTTGATAATCAACCCCTGCTGACTATCTGCCGTAGCTTTAACCGAACTGATGTCTTTGGCCAATGCCCCATCAGCATCAACACGCGCCGCTTTCTCCTGCGCGATTTGCGCGGCATTCCCGTCAGCCTTGGCAATCACCGCATCAAGCTTGCTGGCTAACTGCTGATCGCCATCCTGCAATTGGGTGATCTGTGAAACGACCTCAGCCATAGCCGCGTTGGTGCCACCGGTAAGGGCATCGACCTTGGCTTGCAATTCAGCATCCGCTCGCACCAGGTTGGCTCGGGTGCTGTCAATTTCCCCACGGGCATCCTTGATGTCGCTATTCAGCGTCTCTTGGGCCTGCGAGAGTTTTTGGCGGTTATGCTCGATGGTCAGGCTATTTTCGATGGCGGCTTTGCCCAGCTGCGTCAAATCCTGTTGCAGCACCTCGACGGCGTTGCTCAGATCGGCATTCCTGCCAGCCAGCTCGGCGTTGACCTTGTTCAGCGCCGCTTGCAGAGTGTCGACATCCCCTTGCAACGCATCCCTGTTCGCCTCGATATCGGCCTGCGCCTGGGCAATTTTCTCGGCCAGATCCTGGACGTTCTGATCCGAAGGCAGGCTATTGATCTTCTCCAACAGATCTTTGCCCAACTCGGTTTCGGTAATGCTTTGCGCGATTTGTGCCAGCACCACGTCTGCGCTATCCGAGGCCATCCCGCGTACAAACTCGCTCCAGTCAGAGTGGTTGCCGGTTTTGTCGGTGAATGCCGCGCGGAAGTACAACACCTGCCCGGCACGCAGGCCCTGCATGTCATAGCGGTGCTGTGGATAAGGCACGTCTGCCAGCAAACGTTCGTCGGCGAAATCTGGCCGGGTGGCTACCGTCAGGGTGGTTTTCAGGCCGTCGGCAGAGTTCTGGCCAAATCGCCAGGAAAGCTGGATGCCAAACACTACATCCCGGGTTGCCGCCAACGAGATAATCGTGGGTGGTGAACCCGCTTTCCCTGCCAGATAGCTCGGTTCGGCATGGCCCCACTGCGAGGAAACGCCTACCGCATTTACCGCTCGCACCCGCACCTCGTAGTTACCGGCATAAATACCGTTAACATCGAACCCCAGCGAAGGCGTTGCTCCTACGTTCACCCAGTTGCCATTATCTTTGCGCCACTGGGCCTCATAGTTCACCGCGCCAGCGACAGCACACCACTGCACACGCATCGAGGCAACGTTAATCCCCTGGCTGACGTAGTCGTAACGCGAGATAACGATGTTCGCCGGAGCAGGCATCGCCCCTGGTGGCGTGACGGTGATCGGCGGCGCATCCAGGCGAACACCGTTATCGATAAACTCGTATTTATCCGGATCGTGCTCAACGGCGTTAATGGCGAAGGTGCCGTCATCGTTGGACTGTACCGACACCACACGGAACTGCTGGATCGCCAGGCTGTCGGAATCAATACTCCAGACTGCTTCAGCCTCAGGCTGCTGGCGGAACGGAGCGGTCAGCGTTACGGTCAGCTTATCCGCGGCAATACTGGCGATGGTGCGAGTTTGTGCCGTGCCGTCCGGCAGATTGACGATCAGGCGATCGCCCTTGCCAAAGGTCACTTCACGATCCAGCACCACCACGCGATCCTGCGCGGAATGGATGCGCCCACCGTTTGCCTTGCCTGCCAGCATGGCATCCGCAATGCCGATGATCCGGGCTGGCAACGGAATATTGCCGTCCAGACCAACGGAAAAGCTGATGGTACGATCTTTGGCGTTACTCAGGATCGCCCAGCGTCCACGGCGGTGAGCCTCTGTCCGCCGCGTGCAACCAATGGCGGTGATTTCGGTCTGGTTGACGCCGTAGCGCTTCACCAGTTCGTTGTCGTAAGCCGCTTCTACCGCATCGGCATAATGGTTGGCCGGATCCCCCCATTTCACCAACGCCGAGGTATAGCGATTTTTGTAAGAGCCAGAGGCATAGACAAATTCGCCACCGATGACGTTAGCCCGCGAATAAACGAAATCCACATCGCGTGGCATATCTGCATAAGCAAACAACTGGTCGTTACCCCAGTAGGTAATGCCGCGGAAGATAGCAGCAATATCGCGTAATACGGTGTAGGCATCCTGCTGCGACTGGATATACACATCGCACATAAAGCGCGGTTCTTTACCTCCGCCCCCTAAGCCGTCATCAATCTGCTGATCGCAATACTGCGCGATGCTGTACAGCCCCCATTTGTCGATCTCGGCGGCGGTGATCCGATTGCCTAAGCCATAGTTTTTGTCCAGCGCGATATCGTAAAACACCCAGGCCGGGTTGTTACTCCAGGCCCACTTGAAGCTACCATCCCAATTGCCGCTATAGGTCCGCGCCAGCGGATCGTAGTTGGCCGGTACGCGGATGATTTTACCCTTCGGCTTGAGCGTAATTTTTGGCACTGAACTGAACTGCTGGGCATCGAACTCGATAAACAGCAAGGCGGTGTTGGGATAGCGGAATTTGGCGTCCACGATCTCGGTATAGGTTTGGATCTGAGTGGCATTCGCCACCCTGCCGCTGGTTGAGTCTGGGGTAATGCGCTTGATGCGCAGCGTCCAGCTAGTGGTCGCTTTCGGCAAATTAATCCGGTGATCGCGCTCGTACAGGCTGGTGGTTTTGCCCTTTAGCGTGCCGGTAACCACGGTTTTATAGGCTCCGCCGTCGGTGGAAAGCTCGATCAGATATTCCACCTGCGAGCCGTTCATATCCCCGTTATCTTCCTGCTGGAACAGCGCCGGGAAGCCCATGCGAATGCGCAGCGCATCGATATCGGTATTGGTGAGCGTCTTGGTCCAGACGTTGGTGGTAGTCAGCTTGACGTTGACCGGCGTCTCAGACTCCACATCCGGCATACCCTGGATATAGTCCTGAGTCTGGGTACCGTTACGTACCTCCCATTTCAGGCCGGTAAAGTTTTCACTGCCGTCGGGATTATGTACCGGAGTGCCATCGAGCAGGATGCGGGTACCGTCCAGCTCACCGGCAATCTCCCCTTCGGACAGCGCCAGCAGGATTTTGATTTTAGCGTTGGACTGCAAATCATCGGGGGATTCAACCGGCGTATGCGCCGATCCACCACCGCCCTTGCGCCCATGAATAAGTGTCTTTGTCATATTGCGCCCATAAAAAAAGGTCGCGAATGCGACCTGTAGATAATTGCCCTAAAGGGAGTTATTGCTGATTTTCGGCGTAGATACCGGCAGAAATTACCGCACCACCAATTTCCCGTTCGCCGTACAACACCGGCACCGGGTAGCCCTGCGCCGTGGTATTGACCGGTGAACCGAAGGCATAAGACGGCTTGTTTTCTACCGACTGGGAAGAGGACATGCCGAAGTTGGGCTGTGGTGTCATCAGTTGCATCACGCCACCTAACACCATTGAAGCTCCCATCAGTGTTAAACTGGTTACTACTGCACTTTGAGCTGCAAGTGCCGACCCCCATAGCGCCATCGTTCCACCTGCGGTAAAGAATGCCCCCACCAATGCAGCTACCCCAATCACAATTTGGAACATCCCAGCATTTTTACTCCCGACAATCACCGGCATAATGCGGATATCGGCACTGCCTTTAGAGGTGGCAAACTCGGCCAGACCGATATTTTGCGGACCATTAAAGAAGGCAAACTGCACGCCGTCCTTATGGGCATTCATCATGAATTTCTCAAAACCAGGCAACGTGATACACAGCGCGCGCAGCGCTTCGCGCGTATCCGCCACCACCAGCCGATGAGTTTTACCGAACTTTTTGCCCAGTTGACCACCCAACCGGATCAGTCTTGTTGTTTGCATCATAGAAGCTCCTTCCTGCGGACGACGCGTACCGTCCGCTCCTGAAAATATCCGCTGTAGGGATAACGCTGGCTGAGCTGGCCGAACAGGTGATGCAGCATCATGTCGTCACCCAGATAGATGCCCGCGTGATTGGTGACCGGGGCCGAAACCTGCATCATGATCATGTCGCCCGCGCGCATGGGCCCCTGAAACTCCCGGAACCCTTCGTCGTACCAGTGATCGTCATACAGGCGGGTTTTACCATCGATCCACCATTCGTGTTCCACCGAGTAATCGTTCAGCGCGATGCCGTGTTCCTGGCGATAGTAATCGCGGATCAATGACCAGCAGTCGGCATGGCCCAGCAGCCAACTGCGTCCCACCAACGGTCGCTCACCACGTGGCACCACCTCGGTATAATCCCCTTCGGGCCAAGAGAGAATGCCCCAGACAATGCCCGAATGATCGCACTGTAGGCGATCCATCTCTGAAGGGATCAGCACGGGCACATCAGGGTGGCTGTGGATGATGCGAATGATCTCGCCGTGATCTTCCGCCAGCGCGTAGTCCTGTGGCGAAATAACAAAGTTATCCAACGCGTTTTCCGCCACATTGCGGCAAGGTAGATAGCGTGCCTTGCGTCCGTTCTGCACCACAAAACCGCAGGACTCATTGGGATATTCCGCTGCGGCATGCTCACGGATGGCCTGCATGATGTCAGCCTGCATCATTACCTCCCTAACAGGTTGGAGCCTGGGAAGCCGCCAAAGGACAGAGGTTGCGCATCACCAAAGCGTTTTTTGCAAGAGGACACCCGGCCACCACAGACGTCCAACGCCGGATCGTCGATCAGTTTGTCGTCCTTATCAAAGCAGGCGCTGCCGCTGTAATCACAACCTCTGCCGCTGCGGTACCAACCGCGGATGCACCAGGTGCAAAGCCCGTGAATTTGCCGTGATGGCAGTTGCTGGCCTTGCAGATCGAACGGCGTGCAGAGCTGGAACTCCACCACGCTGTGGGTCTCGGTACTTTTGCTGTCGATATAGAACACCTGCACCCGCTCCTGCGAAGCATCGGCAAGAGCGTTCCCCTCGGGGAAATTGACCGCATCCAGGTATTTGGCAAAGGTGTCATGCACCCGCACTTTCGCCTGCACCATATCGTTGAAGGTCAGGCATAGCGAGGTCACCAGATTGCTGAGGTTGGCAACGCTGAGTCTCGGTGTTGGCTGCGAACCGTCGCTGGTTGCCGCCAGACCGGTGATCTCGTAGGGATAGGCTTCGTACTCGTTGCCCTGCCACCAGATCGACTTCGGTTTCAGCCGCTGGGCATCGTTGCCTGCCGCCGCGATCTCGGCCTGCGTGTGGGGGATATTGTGCGCATGGAAACGCATGATGGCCGCGCCAAAGGCAGTGCCATCAATTTCGATCAGTTGGATCGCCTCCCCTGGCACCAGCTTTTGCACTTCACTGTTAAATGACATGATTGCACCTATACGCCGAAGGCTTGTTCAAAGGCAAAACTCAACGCCTCCACATTGCGCGCAATCGGTGTGATGGAAATGGAATCCGATTTGACGCGAAATAGCGCTTTCTTGCCGTTGGGCGGCGTCCAGAAAAAGGCCACCAAAACGTGTTGATTTAAAAAGGTCAGCATCGACTGGGTAACGGCAGGATGGCCGGTATAAGCCAGTTGCCACTGCTGTACCGCCTGGTTCAGGCCGTTGCTGCTGACCTGTTTATAGCCGTCGCCAAACTGCGCACTTCTGACGTTATGGGCAAAGTTGCCGGTAGGCGAGGCTTGCGTTTGCCATTGGAAAGTATCGATAAGCATAAAAACTCCGAGCAGTAATAACCGCCAGTCATCGTATGGCCCCCTCACCCTAACCCTCTCCCACAGGGAGAGGGGACTGACCGAGCTATAAGTGAGCTTCTGTACCTGACCACAGCACCGCAGCAGCTCCCTCTCCTTTTTGGGGAGAGGGTTGGGGTGAGGGGAAATGAGTCAGGGTTGGTGCCAGACCGCGGTTATTACTATTGATGATTGAAAAGGGAATTCAGCGAGCCCCTGAGGCGTTCCAGATAAGGCCGCCCGGCTTGAGCTCTTTGCCCAGGCGTTCGGTGATCGCCTGATTGACGATGCCCTGCACCAACTTGCCGATACCGCCGCCGGCAGAAGAGCTATTGGGCGCATTTGATGAACCGTCATTGTTCATAACCACGGTGCTGTTAACCGTAATGCCACCGCCCTGCTCTGCCGCCAACCCGTACATTGGGGCTTTGTTGCCGACCAGCCCGCCATCTGCGTAACCACGCATCATGGCGTAGAGATTGCCAACGCCGATACGCTGGGTCGCTTCTTTGGTCATCACGAATTCACCACGGTGTACTACGCCTGCCTGATCGTATTTGCCGCCGTCACCGGTATAGCCACCGCTGGATTTGCCCGGTAAATATGATGACCAACTGGTACTCATACCCATAGCACCAGTAGCTCCAGAGCTGGCCGCACCCGCAGTTCCCCCTGTGACCAGTGATGCTGGAGGAGCAAACGCCCCCTTAATCCATCCCATCGCTGCTTGTATGGCATAAGCCACCAGCATTTGGTTGATAACCTGGACAATCATGGTGATCATCGACGTGCTAAACTCCTTAAAGTTGGCTTTGCCGGTCGTCACCAATTCGGTCAAATTGTCAGAAAATCCTTTGTGGAACGCTTGGCCAATGTTATTGAGCTCTTTATAACCATCGGTGACGCTTGCGAAATACTCCTCCCAGGTTTTCTTATCTTCATCCAGCTTCTCTTTGGTGGCGTCGCCTGCGACTTCTCCGCCCCCAACCTCAGCCAAAGCAGCAGCATCGGCTCCATTCGCTGGCATTTTGGCAGCATTTTCCGTAGCCGTTTTATTGGGATCCGCCGCAGGGAAAAAGGTTGAGTCGATCCATTTCACCGCCTTATCAACCGCAAACCCGCTAATGATCTTGCTGAATAACCCAGCAGACATCTGCAAAATAGAAGAGGAAAAGGTGTGGAAGCTAAATCGGCCGGTGGTCATCAATCGAGTGAGGATTTCAGTCAATCCTTCATGGCTGGCTTTCGCCACCTGCACCACCGCAGCAGAAATATCGGTCGCGGTTTCCACATAGCTCTGCCAGCTTTTTCTAGCGGCCTCTGCCTGTTTATCTGAAATATAGTCACTCAGCAAACCAGGTTCTTTTTTTTGCTCTTTTTTCAGTTCACCCTCAGGCAATCTACGTAATGATTTACGGATATTCTCGTATTTTATCCGTTCCCCATTAGCTGATTTAATTACCTCACCCAACTGAGAAATTAATAGCAGCCCCCTACTTCCGGAGTTCTCATTAATGGTCCGAGGCCCTAGCCTGAATGTTTTGGCCGCTTCATTAATGATGGTGGTAGCGGTAACCAAGTTGCGTGTAACAAGAGTAAAATCTTTATTGTATAGCTGCCTATCTATGACGTTCTGAGGTATCACCATAATCTGTGAGTTTGCCATATGGCCCTCCAACCAGCTTAATACTGGTGCAAGTAGTTATTTACTGTGAATGATCTTAAGTGCTGCGCTTTCCATTACGCGGATATCACTGAACGCGCTTGCCTCATCGTCCACGCCATAAAGCGTCATCAGCCAGGGCAGGCAGTTGTAATCCAACCCGCTGACGCCTCGCACGCCTATGCGCCACTGCGTTCCCATAGCCTGAAAAACCTGAAACGCAGGCCAGATATCGGGCCAGGCTACAACGATCACCGGATCATAATCGGCAGCGCTCAGGCCAAAGGCTCCGAGATCTTCAATGGCGGGCTCTGGCGTATAGAACGCTTCGGCAAGCGCTATCAGTTTTTTCCGCGTGCGGCCATCAGTTCGCGGGTAAACAGGGTGGCAATGGAATCAAACGCCCGCGGATAGTTATCCAACAACACCAGCATGTTTTCGCGATTAAATTCGTCAGGCAAAGCCCAGCCGGCACAGATTTCCAACAAGAAATCCGCCATCGGCTCATTGCTGTAAATACCCGTTTCACTCTGGTGATCCAGAGTTTCGCGCAAGGACTTTTCCAACAGTTCTAGCTGGGTACGCTTTTTATGCTTGAAAGTAAAAGTCAGCACGCCATCTTCATCTCCAGGGCGTGGAACGGAGACATCCGCCTTGAAGGTCGGGTTTGGATTTAATTTAAATTCAACCATGATTTCCTCGTATTACCGGTATTAACTGATCCCTATTAGCCCCTCGGGCAACCCAGCCTGAGGGGGAAATAGACGTGTTTAAGCAGTCACTTTATAGAACGTCATATCGCAAGACTGCACCGCCAGCGCCACCTGCACGGTTTCAACCTGGTTTACCGCGGTGGTTGGCTGCGGATCAAAAGCCGGTACCGCAGACCAGTAGCGCAGCTCCTTGGCTTTCGGCACATGCATATAGAACGCCAGCGTAACGCCATTGCGATCGGCATCTTGCAGCAGGCTGTAGATCGGCTGAGAAGCATCGTGCGCAAAGGTAAAGGTCTGCGTTTTGGCCGCCTTGAAGGTAGCCAGGTTGCGCTGACGATCGTCTTCCAGGAACTGCACCTGTACGTATTGCTGATCGCCGCCGGACTGCGCGACCTCGGTAATCTGAGGAATTTGTGTCCAGCTGGAGATCTTCTGCAAGGAGCCTTTGCCGCCACCGGCCGGGAAGAAGCTCACGTCGGTGGTATTAATCGCGCCAATAGTGACACTGGTATCCACCTGAGCAGTGATCTTGGCCACCAGGCTGTCGATCAGACCCCAGCCAGAGCGCACCAGCACGATATCCCCCACTTTCAGAGTGTGGCCGGTGGCCACGGTAAATACGGCGCCGTTAGCATTGCTGACTGCGGGGGTGACTACGCCCGGTGCTGTTGCCGCGCCAGCAAATACGGTGGCGCCATTTGGTAATGCAAAACCCATGGTAATTCTCCAATTTCAGATATAAAAAAACCGCCTGATGGCGGTGGGGTTGATTTGCCGGAAAACATTTTCCCAGCGATGTTGACTACTCTATTGTGGCATTAATACCCAGCCCAATAACCGATGGTAACCGGCAGGGTATATAATTCATCTTTGGCAATCGCCGGCAGGATATTCCCGCCAGCATTGACGTAACAGTTAAACGCCTCGTCCGCCAGTACCAATCCTCTGGGGAATAATGTGATAATATCCTCCGCCAGTTGGTAGCCCGTTTTCGCGCCAGCGCCTTTTTTGATCACAATATTAACCTGGTAATTCCCGCTGTAGGTCTGTACCTCTTGGGAAATACCTAACGCCACCGCAGGCTCGGGAGCAATAAACGGTTCCAGATGCAGGTCGTCTTGCTCCGTAAAGTTCACATTAGCCAAGGTGTATTTAATATTATTCTCATCTGCCCAGGCTATTAACCTGGATTCAAATAACTCATTGATACGCAAGGTGCTCATAGCGCCTCCAGATTTAACCCTATTGATAAGAGTGCATCACCTTGGGTTAAACCAGTAATAGCACTCTAGCTGATATAATTCGTAGCGATAAGTTTATTTAAGAAATATTTTTATCAACTGCGAAACGCAATAACCACGCTATCAATTTACTAGATAAAACTCGTAGCGAATACATTTTTATTAAATTATTTTTCGCCATTAATTTTAAATAACAAAACCACCCCGCATTGCGGGGTGGTAATTAATACAATTTTAAATATCGATTTTTTATTATCGTTAAATATTTATCTATCCATTTCCAAACGAATATTCTGGCTGACCAGACAACCCTCGATAAAACTTTCTGCCACCTGCATCTGCTGCCTGACCCGGCCTTCCGAACATTTCCAGCCGCGAGCAATAGCGGATTTGGACTGACCATAAACGTAATAACGCAAGATCAGCTCCAACTCCTCCGGCTGGCGTATGGCTTGCAGGTGAGCCACCGCGCGATCCACCACCAAGCCGTCCTCGTCACAGCAAGAAGCCTGCTGTTTAGTGCTACCCGGCAGCAGCCCTTTAAAACCGGCGGCGATATGTGAATATCCCAGAGAAGAGCTTTCCCGTGCCCACACGCCCCAACGCCCCAAAACTTGTTGTATGTCCCGCAT